GAGCCTAAAGGATTAATGGATTTTACCGAAAGGGAGAGCCTTGCACCATATGTAAAAGCAACTAGTGTCGAGGTTGCGACTGCAACTTTAGACCCGTCAAGGGCAATATATTGTGGAGTTGCTGGAAATTATGAATTTAACGTTAATGGTTCGTGGATACATTTTAAAGCTATCCCAGTAGGAACAATATTAAAGATAAGTGCTATAGGAGCAAGAGACCAATCTGATGCGTCAGCACCAGCTGCTGGTGAAATAGTATTCTTGTACTAAAATGGCCTTTGGCATGACAGAACTCGCGAAGCTCTCGAAAGAGGCTCAAGAGGAAGTTCTAAAAAAGCTCTCTTCAGAAGAAACATGTCCAATCGAGATAGATAACCAGGTATATTATATACCACTAGCAGTCAATAGACTGATAGATATGCTATATAGACAGTCGTGTGAGTTTCCAAAAGGAGAAAATGGACTACCGCCAGATAAAGAATAAAAAGCATTACATATACGAACACATATCTGAGTTTTATAATGCTCATCCAGATAAGACTCCTAAAAAAGACTGGCGCCTAGCAAAAGAAGGAGACTGGGTCTGGAGCGATGATAAGAGGATAGTCCAACTCCTCAAAGTCGTAGATAAAATCAAACATCCCAACGATAGAAAGAACTATAAATATGCTAGTGGATATGTACGGACAATTGTTGGTACATTCCTAAAAACGAAGGGTGTCAAGATGGATACGGATTTTTCAAAGCACCCAAATAGGTATACTTTCTCTGGAAAGAATCCTAAATCGGTTAAAGAAAGAAAGGGAGTAACCAATAAAGAAAAGATTTTCGCAACGAATGTTGCAGTTGGAATGGGGCCCGTAAAAGCATATATGGATGCCTTTAATAGTGATGACGAGTTACAATCAAGAAGAAAAGCAACAATATTATTAAAACAGGAAAGAGTTATGCAAGAAGTAGAAAAGTCAGTATTAGACATAGCAAAGGGAATGGGTTTAGACCATGAATATGTTCTTAATAAATTAAAGTGTCTAGCTGATAATAGTTCAGATGATGGTATCGTATTGCAATCAACAAAAGAACTTGCAAAAATAATCGGTACTTCTGGTACAACTATTAAGCAAAAAGAAATGGGAATAATAGGTATGTTCCAAGGCTTTTCGCCTGAACAGCTTAAACAAGCTGAAAGACCTCAACTTGAAGAAGTAAAAGGAGAGAGAGATGACCTGTCGTAAATGTGGTTCTAGTCGAACAAAGAAAAATGGGAAAAGAAAAGATGTCCAAAGATATAAATGTAATGAGTGTGGAAAGGAATTTTCAGATAACCTAAGCAGTTTTGGAGATTCAAATATATCTACATCGTCTATGGTAGAGGAATTAAATTATGTCTATCTAACAGATAATGTCGCAACGGGAAAAGCCCCAACGTTACAAGATTTATTGGACAAATTCAACGTCTCAGAAGATGATTGGAAAGTAACTAATTTTAAAGTGAATCAATGGGATGTATCTGCAAAGGAAGAAGTAGATGGTAAGATAGCATGGAATACTCATACAAACTATCAAGCAAGAGCAACCCTTGTAAGAAAGATACCAGTAAAGTGTGATTTCCCAGTAGTTCAAGGTGCTACTGTTAAACCAACTAATTTTAAGGTAAAGTTCCCAAAGAGAGATTTGAAGGTTGATGTTGTATTACCAGATGCTCAAGTAGGGTTTAAAAAGGATTTTAATACTGGAAAGTTATCTCCACTTCATGATTTAAAGGCTATCGCAGTTGCAACTGAAATAGTTAAGGAGATACGGCCTAATCGCTTAATATTATTAGGTGATATGCTTGATTTACCTGATTGGTCTACTCATTATGTGCGTTCACCAGAATTTTATTTTACAACACAACCTAGTTTAGATTGGTTAGCCTCTTGGATTGCAGAATTAAGACCATATTGTAATGAGATGGTTTATATAGAAGGAAACCACGAAAAGAGAATGATTGATAGTATTGTACAGAATACAATTCAAGCTTATGGTATTAAACCAGCAAACGAACCTGATGTTCCTCCTATTCTTTCAGTACCTTATATGTTAGGGTTACATAAGATGGGAGTTGAATATGTAGGTAATTATCCTCATGGAGAATTTTACATAAATGATAATTTAGTATGTATACATGGGAATAAAGTAGGCCCTAAAAGTGGACAAAGTGTGATGAAAATGTTGGACTCTCCAAGAATTAGTGTAATTCAAGGTCATGTTCATAGATTAGAGATGGGTCATAAGACAGTTTGGACTCATGGAAAACCAAAGATATATCAAGCAATCTCATTAGGTACTCTTGCAAGAATAGATGGTATTGTTCCTGGCGGAGGTACTCGATATAATTGGCAACAGGGATTTGGTGTAGTGGAATATGATAAAGATAGATTCCAAGTAGATTCTATTGGTATCTATGATGGCAAGGCAATCTTTAAGGGGAAAATGTATAGTGGATGAGTATCAAAAGCCAAGAGGAAAGAAAACTAGGCAGGGAATGAGTAAGAATACTAAGTATGGGAATAAGGTAAGTAAAAAGTATTATAAGAAAAGGTACAAAGGTCAGGGGAAATGATATACGGAGGAAAGTATATAGTATTTTGGAAGAAGGCTAAAGATGATGGTTCCGATGCTCTTATGAGGTCTTTTGACACTACAATAGAATCCAAGGCTTATATTCAAGGATTTGTAGATTCAATTGTATCTTTTACTAAAGATGCAGATGAGGATAAGCTTTTAGAAGAATTTAAAATAGAGGAAATGAAATGAAAGGAACAAAAAGAGGATTAAAAAGAAAAGACTTGATTAATAGGGTTTCTATGTTGGAATATGCTCTTAGCAATTCTATTGAAAGACAAAGAAATTGTGAATTAGTGCTTGACCTTTATATAGAAATGAATGAAGACCGAGATAAGTTTGGAAAGTTTTTAGACAAAAAAAGAGAAGATGCCGAACATAAACAAGAGAAACGTAAGCGAAGCTGAAGAACAATTATTACTTGCTCATAATGATTTAATTGCATTTGGCAAGTTATTTCTTCCTGATGACTTTTTAAGAAGTGAGACTCCTCCATTTCACTATGAGATGGCTGATGCAATTGATAATTTCAATATAAAGCAATTGGGTATCATTCTTCCTAGAGGTCATGGAAAGACTGTATTAACGAAAGCATCTATTATAAAAGATTTTGTTTTTTGTCCTAAAGATGATATGCATTTCTATGCTTGGGTATCTGCTACTCAAAAATTGTCAGTAGGTAATATGGATTATATAAAGCATCATCTTGAGTTTAATGATAGTATTAAGTATTTTTTTGGCAATTTAAAAGGGAAAAAATGGACAGAAGAGGATATAGAATTAACTAATGGTTGTAAACTAATATCTAAAAGTAATGTGGCAGGTATTCGAGGTGGTGCAAAATTACACAAAAGATATGACCTAATTATATTGGATGACTTTGAACATGAAGCAAATACAATCACTCCAGACGCAAGAGCGAAGAACGCAAATCTCGTCACGGCTGTTGTTTATCCCGCGCTTGAGCCTCATACTGGTCGGCTCCGTGTTAATGGCACTCCCGTTCATTATGACTCCTTTATTAATAATCTCATTAATAATTATAAAAAAGCTGAAAAAAGTGGCGAAGATTTTTCTTGGAGGGTAATAACTTATAAGGCAATTTTGCCAGATGGAACTCCTCTTTGGCCATCATTTTTCTCCAAAGAGAAATTAGACGAAAAGAAAAAATTCTACTACGATAGTGGTCAATCCCAAAAATTCTATCAAGAATATATGATGGAAGTTCAATCTGAAGAAGATTCTGTATGGAATAGAAAACATATAAAGCATTGGGAAGGATATTACGAGAATGAAGATGGGGTTAATTACATTCACGTGGATGGTGAAAAACTTCCTTGTAACACATTCGTTGGTTGTGACCCAGCTACAGATATTGACACTAAGACTTCTGATTTTTCTGTTATAATGGCAATTGCTATTGACCCTAATAATAAATTATATGTATTAGAGTATGAAAGACATCGTAGTATTCCTACCCTTGGCTCAAGGGATAATAATGGAGAGATAGATGGAAAGAAAGGTGTCGTTGATTATATAATGGATATGCATGAAAAATATAATTGTGTATCGAGTACAGTAGAAGATGTAGCTATGAATAGGTCAATATTCCAAGCGTTGAATGAGAGAAGAAGATTAGAAAATAAGTATAACATTGGAGTAATTCCAGAAAAGCCTGGTGGAACAAACAAGAGAAATAGAATATATAGTGGTTTAAGTGGTAGATTTAGTACTGGAAACGTATATTTAAAGGAAAATATGTTTGATTTAATCAACGAAATCATTACTTTTGGCCCCAAAATGGCCCATGATGATACAATTGAGACCCTTTATTATGCACAATTACATGCATTTCCTCCAAATATGAGGCCAAATGAGTCAAAAAGGGGATGGTATAAACCTAAAAGAAAAGCTAAAAGCTGGGTGGTAGCGTAATGGCACAGAAAAAACAACAAAATGAAAAACCTAAACCTATTATACAAAGAGATGTAGATTTCTCTGTGGAATATGTAAGAGAAGTAATAGACTCGGTTAATCTTAATCCAAATCCTAAAAATATTAAAAAAATGCAACAAGTTCTTAATACTTTCTTAGGTAATACTATGTTTGGAACTCCGATTCGTGAGGATAGTACTTTAGGGGATGAAACAAAAAAAGCTGTTAAGGCATTTAGGTCATACGAATCAAAAATAGAACAAATGAAAAAAAGGGAAGAATTAGAAAAAGCACAACAACAGTATGAAAGATATAGAACTAAATTTGCACCACCACCACCAGCTATTCCTACCCTCATGGACAAGTTTATGGAATTTTTTAGTGAAGATACTCTTGATTTAAATAAAGAAATGAAGGATAAAAAATAATGGCAAAAAGAGGGAGAAAAAATAAGGCTCATGTAAATAAACAATTATGGGATAGAGCAAATAGTACAGATAGGTCTAAGTGGAGAAGTAAGAGTCAGAAAGGATATGATTTTTATCTTGACGAACAACTTACTATGGATGAGGAGAAATCTTTAGAAGAATCTGGAATGCCTTCTTTTACAATTAATAGGATTTTACCTATTATTGAGATAATGAAATATTTTGTTACAGCTAATTCTCCTAGATGGAAAGCTGTAGGTGCAACTGGAGATGATACAGATATTGCTCAAGTACACTCTGATATATCTGATTATTGTTGGAATCTTTCTAATGGTAATTCGGTTTATGGTCAGGTTATTCTTGATAGTTTAGTAAAAGGAGTTGGATATTTCTTGATAGATGTTAATCAAGACTTAGACCATGGTAAGGGT